TAAGCAAGTATAGATATTCAACATATTGACATTATTAGACTGCTTGCAGTCGTAGTGTGTCGTATAGTGGTTTGGTATTCTATTTTCGGCTTAACTAAGTACCCGCCAAAAAAAATGATATACTCAATATATGGCAACAGCGCATTCATTAGTCACACTTAGCAATTCTACTGCTACTCGCTTGACGCCACCAGGCGCACACGGAGGAATGGATATCACACTCCAAAATGTTAACGCAACTGGATATATTTATATCGGTGGCGAAGGAGTCACTTCAGGATCTTACGGATTTAGAATTTTGCCAAACCATTCAATCTCTTTTGAACTAGCCTCAAATGATGCTTTATATGCTATCTCATCTGTTGACGCTATGAATGTCGCAATGATTCAAATCAGTTTGGAGCCATAATATGGCAAGATTTACACATCCCGCTTTTGGTGATGTCGGTGGCTTAACTACTGAAATTCAATCTTACTCGCCGACTTGGTCTGGAACTGGACTTACTTTTACTGGAACACCAGCAACAGGATCATATATTAAAATTGGAAATTGGGTTATGTTGCAACTTGATGTAATTTTTACTACTGTAACTAATTTTGGAACTGGACAATATTCGTTAACGCTTCCATTTGCATCAAAATATCATACAGATGTTTACGGCGGATCTGCACATGATACTGCACCAACATTAAGACACTATTCATTAAAAGGACATTTGTCTCCATCAAGTTCTGCTATGACGTTGTGGCAACATGCAGGATCTGGATATGATGAACCAATGGATTTTAATACTCCATTTAATCTTGGTACAGATGATAAATTTCATATGTCGTTTTCTTATATTTGTGAATAATCTCAAATAGTGATATAATTTGTTTATTATGACTCCACAAGACTGGGCAGGATTAATTCTTACATCTCTTACAATTATAACAATTGTTGCAGGTGGAATTCGTTGGCTTGTAAAACATTATTTAAACGAACTTAAGCCGAATTCTGGCTCAAGTCTCAAAGACTCCGTTAATCGCTTGGAAGAAGATCATAAAAGAGTCGCCGACAAAGTGGATCATTTATACGAGATATTGATTGATTTTATCGCTAATCAAAATTCTAAGAAATCTAAATCTTCTAAATCTTAATTACTATATATAATATATATTAAATACTTTACTTGCTAGTTATTCTTTTTCTTTATATCTTTTAAGTATACACTTTTATACCCTGGTTTTTTACAATTTATACAAAATTGAATATAACGATTTTATAACAATTAATTTTTATTGTCTGGTTTATAACGTTTTGTTATAATATGTCCGATTTATAATAATACAATGTTATAATTTTTGTGCTGGCACCTAGATACTACCCCCACCCCACTGCGTCTAGGTGTCCAGTTTTATTTAATGGTATAATCAATTATCATGTGTGCTCCTACAATAGAAAAATATGGCGCATCGCCAGCAAACATTCAATGGACCGTAGTCCGTGGAGACAGCGCAACACTAAAAATAGAGTTTTTTGAAGATGACGAAACCACCTACTGGGATACAGACGGTTGGACATTTTTATCTACAGCCTATGATCCAGCAGGAGATTTTTTTGACGAACTAACCGTAACTGATGAAGCAGGGTATGTAACAATTTCAGTTGCAGCAGATATTACGGAAAACTGGGGAAGTCAATATAAAACCGTAGTATCAGAATTGCCTTTTGACTTAAAGGTTACAATTCCTGGAGGTAGTGGAGAAGAAGACACAATTTGGACACCAGTAGTTGGAACTATATGTGTTCTTGGAAATGTTACTCCTGGAGGAAGTCTATAATGCCAGTTGTAAAAGTTTCTACTTCTACACCCGCACTACCTCCAATTATAAAAATTGGCAAAAAGGTTTTTAAGACAAAAATAAAGTAGTTAGGATTTTTGCATGGCTAAGAGCATGGAATTTCCTAGCAAGAAAAAAAAATATTCAGAAATAATTGAACCCAATACAGTTACAGAATTTATTGCTGTTCCAGGTATGCAAGGTGAAAAAGGCGAACAAGGAATACCAGGACCAAAGGGTGATGTTGGACCTCAAGGACCAAAGGGTGATAAAGGAGATCCAGGCCCACAAGGTCCGCAAGGTCAAAAAGGTGAACGTGGAGAGCCTGGCGGTACAGCAGAAGCCTATGACAGTCCTTCAAAACAATACCCTGGATGGGCATATTATCAAAGCCTAAATATGGAAAAAATAAGGGTAGGTCCAGATAGAGGCAATGATGATGGTTGGGTAGATCTTTTTTTAAAGGTAGATAAATCAAACTCAATTGAAACTTATCTACCTAAAAACTCTGTATCTTTTGTAACTGATTCAGCAAGAAAAATAAACTATAAAGCCTTTAATGTTGGGGCAAAGGTTGATATAAGATATGAAATAGAGATAGAGACCTACTCAACCAATACAGAGGTTTGGATAAGAACATTTTGTATAGATGATAATAGTTCTACCGTCGGATATTTAGGAAATTTAAAGTATCGCTATACCTATGATTTATCTTTTTGCCAAACCATATATATCTTAAACAACACTATGAAAACTTTTGGTGGTAAACCAGAGATTAGATCAGATAGTGAATGTTCCGTAATTTTAAAAGGTATATATATAGCAGTATCATAATGGTATAATGTTATAGGAGGAATAATGGCATTTCCAGGAACATATAATTTTAATTACTACCGTGGTGACAGGTATGAATTTGTAATCCGTCCTAAAACTGCAAATGGTGATGCTTTTGACTTAACAGGATACAATGCAGATTTTTTTGTTGCTAATGCAAGAGGTGAAGGCAAAACTCAGTATGAAATGCAAGCAGTTGTTGATGGATCTGCAGATACTGTAACTTGTACAATTTTGCCAGGCGCAGGAGAAGAACTTGTTGCTGGGACATATGTCTATGACGTTCAAATAGATTCTGGAGCAACACTAGTTTATACATTGCTTACTGGAACAATAACAGTAACAGATGATATTACTGGAGCAGATGATTCATAATGGTTGATGTATTACTTAATACAGATGATGTTGTTGTTTTAGGACCACCAGACTCAATTGATGTTTTAGTTGATATTGGTCCACAGGGAACTCGTGGAAATAAATTTATTGTTGGTTCTGGAGAGCCAAATGCTCAAACATCAAGTGGAGTGTTATTAGGAACTACATTAATATTAAATGATATATATATTCAAACTGATCCTGGAGCAGATTACGGGTATATGTATCAATATGTTTCAGCCCCTGGCGGGAATACTTGGGAAGAAATTTTAGCAGTAAAGCCAGCAATTTACTCTGCGATAGAAACTGTATCATTCACATCTGGTGCAGGATCAATAACTATTCCAATATCAAACATAGTGACAGTTAGTGGTTCACCACTTACCGCTTCAAATTTCAATGTTCAATTTCAAATTGAAGGAGCAAATCCAATTGCAGCATCAATGGAGATTCCTGCTTTGGCAGGGGCTGGTACAAATTTAGTAATAAATTTTGATGCAGTCCAATATAGCGGTGGTAGTTGGTCAGCACTTACTGGAAACAAAACGGTACATTTGTTTATATCTATAGTTTGATATAAAAATGGTATAATCTTTAAAGAGGTGACCAAATGGCTGTAGAAAATATAGGAAACTTAGTACCAACTAAAATTCCAGCATTAATTGATGATGCTAATATTCAAGATGCTTTAAAGGCATATCATTATGGATCATATGATTTTGATACCGCTGAAACTGATCCAGCAGAACTTCTAGTTCCTTCAATGGCACACACAATCAATGATTTACAAGAACAGATAGATGACAATGCTACACTTGAAGAAGCAGCAAGAGATATTTCAAGAGCATCAACCACAGCGCCAACTGCTGCAGCCTTTACAGCATTTTCAGCAACAATTCCAGACGGATATATTTGGTTAGACAAAGACTCATCTGCTGGTGTTGGATATTATGCTGCAACTTCTGTTTATACAGCAAGTGCTCCATCAACAAATTTAGCAAATGGACTTATATGGATTGAAAAAGGGTCAAGTCCATTAACTATGTATGTTTGGAATGCCGATACTTCTAACTGGGATGAAATAGGTGCATAATGCCAACATCATTTGATTCCGACGGTAAAGCAGCGTATGTATATAATTTAGCAGATGATACTTGGTATCAAGTTTCTGGTAAAACAGATATTTCTGGAACATTTGAATGGACTGGTTTACATACACATCTATCAACCTTAACTACAGCAGATCACTTTAATGCTGAAAAAGGTATGAATAATTTTCTTAATCCCGCAGCCAGAGATGCAGCAATTCCATCACCTACTGCTGGCACAATATGTTTAATTAGACAAAATTCTGGGGGAACAACAATAAATGAAATACAGATTTATATTGGAGGTAGTTGGACAACAGTCTTACCATCTCCAGTTGGACAAACAGGAAAATTTCTAAAAAGTGATGGTACAATATCTACATGGGAGCAGGCACCAGATGTCTTAACCCAGGTAATGTTAATGATGGGAGCGTAAGTGCCAACAACATACAAAGTTTTAGGACAATCTAAACCAACTGCTGCAACTGCAACATCTTTATATACAGTTCCAAGTGCAACTCAAGCAGTAGTTTCAACCTTAGTTATAACAAATACAACTAATGACTATTCAAACATTCGTGTGTCTATTAGACCTGCTGGCGAAGCACAGGCCGATAAACATTATATTTTATATGATACTACAGTAGGTGGCTATGATTCAAATTTCTTTACAATTGGAATTACATTAGGAGCAACTGATGTTGTTACAATTTATGACTCTAATGGAAAATGTTCATTTAATCTATTTGGATCGGAGATATCATAATGGCAATTAATAATATGCAAAGACCACCACTAAGACATTTAGCAACATATGTTTCTAGTGGAAACTTTCAGGTTCCTGCAGGAGTAAACAGACTATATGCAACTGTTGATGGATCAACTGCTGTTAATACAAGCAGTCCAGCAGGCCCACCAGGTCCAGCAGGAAGAGGCAGTGGATATGTAGAGGTGGTTCCAGGAGGCCAAGTTCAAGTTATTGTTGGTGCAGGAGGAACATCAACTACAGGTTCAGGAGGAACAACGTCTTTTGATGGTGGAATTATTGTTACTTCTAGTAGCGGTGGTGGATATCAGGGTCACGAAGGAAATTACCACACTGGCGCTGCAGGATCTGTTACTTTTGCATCATCTTTACCAAGTGGAGCACCTGCTGGTGCAACAGTAAAAGTAACTGGTACTAGTTCAACCACAACTTCTCCTGGTGGTGGATCACCAGGCAGAGTATATATTTACGGATAAAGGGAAAAAAAATGGCAAAATTTGTAGTTTTAAACTCGGAAAATATAGTTGAAAATATAATTATTGCAAGTTCTTTATCAGTAGCAGAAGATGTTACAAAAGCAACATGCGTATTAATTAATTCAGAAGACAATGTTCAAATTGGATATACTTATAATGCAGGTTCATTTATTGCACCAGTAGAATAACCAATTTAACAGTTTTTATAAATAAAAATACCCCTTAGAATATTTTTAAGGGGTATATTTATTTATAATTTTATTTACATGGATATTTGTTGTACCATTCTTGATACCTTTTTCCATTTATGGAACTCCATGCAGACCAATCTTTCCCACCATTAGTCATATGAAGAGCAATCTGAGCATTTAATACTGGATTTAATAATTCAGCATTTGAATCTAGTTCAAATTTTTCTCTACGATCTAATCCAAGTTCACCAAGCATATTTATTTGAAATACACCATAGGAACTATCTCCAGTTTTTATATTGCCATTAAAGGCAAGAGGACGACCATTAGACTCTGCTTTAGCAATAGCACAGGCAGACCTTAAAGCCTTTCCTTCAAACCCTACATGACGTAACATATCAACTAATTGCTCATCAGTTAAACTATGAGCATTTTCATATTTTTCTAATTTTTTGTCTTTAGAAACCAAAAAAGCCACCTGCTGGGTGGCGGTTTTAATAGACTCTTTAATTAGTAAGTTATTTTCGTTTGTAGCCTTTGCTGTACCAACAAAAACGGTACTGCAAATAACTAATGTAAATACCCCTAGCCAAGCATTAGATTCTCTCATTGTAAAATACCTCCTAGAGAACAAATGCTACCAAGTAGGTAGCATACATTAATTATACCATTGTTTGACCTCTTGAGTCAAATACCCGCATAAAAATAAAAAATATTTATAATATTATTATTAGTTAATGGTATAATGATTTAGTTATGGCTACATTTAGAGGTCAAGGTGCAAGTTCTTATTCCGTCGGTTTAACACCACCAAATGTGGTTTGGACGGTTGTTCGTGGAGATACTGCTTCATTTCGTGTTTATGTAACAGATGATAATAAAGATCCATTAAATATTTCTGACTGGACAATTGCAATGGAAATTAAACGTCCAAATACAAAGCCTGGTGATTTTACAGATGATGCAGAATTAATTATTGAACTTGAACCAGTTCAAACAGAATTAGATGAGGCTGGAGAATTTACAGTTTCTCTTACAGCAAATGAATCTGTATTATTAGAAACTGGTGACATTTTTGATATTGAATTAAGCGATGAATCTAGGGTTTGGACAGTAGCCAGGGGAACAATGAAAGTTATTGAAGACGTAACCAATAGCGAGTCATAATGGCATCTGCTGTAATTATTGATACAGATAATCATAAAGCAAAATTAGTAAAGTCTGTTGGCTATCCAATATCTAAAATAATTTATAAAGCAAGAGCAGTAAAAATTGAAGAGGTTTTACCTTTTAGGGTTAGATTTGCAACAATAGGAATTGGTCCAGCATATGCAAACGTGCCTGGTATTGGTTTACAAATAATTGGTGTAAATAACTATATACTTTAACATATAATGATATAATTGCGATATGGCAAAGACATCACTCACCACTGTAAAATCATTATTTCAAACTGGCGATAGACCTACGCAAGAAAACTATGAAGATTTAATTGATAGTAC